TTCCTGGAGGTTAACGATATGAAGTTCACCATGCCGGACAAGAAGTCCCGGCCCAAACGTTTCATGGCCATCTCAGAAGTAGATTTTTTGAAACGCAAATCGTTTTTCAATCCAGATATCGGATGCACTGTAGGAATTCTTGATGACATGTCCATATTCAAGAGTCTACATTGTCAGATGAAATCGTCTCACGTCTTGCCTTTAGCAATTGCTGCCCAAAACATCGATGGGGCATTGCGATCATGGTTTTATCATGGAAGGCAAGTCTACGAAAAGCGGCAATCGCAGATGGCGATTGTGGCAGCTAGAGCGGATTTGGAGCATATGTGTTCGATGTTAACACGCTCCTACGACGATTTGGTGCTCGCCTGGAAATTGGCGGATGCACCACCCCCGGAAAAGAAGAGCTCCCCCTAGAGGGTGAGTCCGTGCTTCGGGTGAGCACGTAAATATCACGTCCTACGGCCGGTTGTAGAACCGGCGACCGCAAAATTCTACCTTTGTGTACTGATTACCACCAGAATTATTCTTCGCTTTTCTGGGAGGCTTGCACTTTGATTTAAGAAGAACCCCCTCTATGCATAATGAGTGTCCATGCATATGAGTTTAAAAACCACTTGAATCCTTAACAACCACACAAACTACGAATTTAAGATCCGAGAATGTAACTTTCATGGAGACCGACCCAGGTTGGGAGTCTGCCATGGCACCAGAATCAGGTGATTCCTTCTCACAAACAGACACAGACGACACGCTCTTGGCGAATTTCTTTGCACGGCCCATCAGAATAGGGATAGTCAAATGGAATGTAGGTACCCCTTTCACACTCCAGATTAATCCTTGGACCGACTTTTTCACCAACAAACGTGTCTCGAACCGCATAGCGAATTATCACAACTTGCGAGCTACGCTCCACGTGAAATTCGTAGTGGCCGGAACATCGTTCCATTATGGCAAGATTATCGCATCATACCATCCCTTGCATGTATTTGATCAATTTGAACCGTTTCTCTTAATTGGGAGAAACGCTACGTTGACTTCCTATAGCCAGAGACCGAATATAATATTAGACGCGAGCGGTGTTACGAACGGAGTGCTCAAACTCCCTTACTTTCACCCGGCGAACAATTTATCGATTCCAATCGGCGAATGGCAGACCATCGGGTTAATATACTTGCAAAACATTTCCCCCCTCAAGCACGTGAGCGGGGGAAC